AGATGTAACTTGAAATTCGCTGCCTGACTGATCGCGTTGTTATAGGTGCTGTTGGAATAGACGCTCTTACTCCCCGCGCTCACACGGAAGGCCTCAACATTGCTGCCGCTCCCACCTACCCCCTCAACATCGCTCCCAAGCATCGCTTGGAAGTCAGTGACGATATAAACGCCAGTACCGGGCGCGCCTCCGCAGTAAGGAGCATTTGAGGTGTTGGTGCAGTTATTCGCACTCACGTTGTAATACACAGCGATGTTGCCGGTACCTGCGCGAGCGTGCATGTCGCTATCCACGATGCCCAATTGGGTTGCTTGCTGCGAAAGAAACGCGCCCCCGCCCCCGTTCATGGTGACGTTGTAGATCGTGATCTGCGTCTGAGGCACGGTGGTCGAAAGAACATTCATGGCCATGTTGATGTTGTTGCTCGCGGTCCCCGCTCCCTCCATGTCGATGTCAGAAATCGCAAGATCCACCGCGGTATTGGTGATATTGAGCATCGTCACGCCGCCGGCGGTATTGGACCAAATCGGCCGATTGGTCTGCGTGTTCTCGCAGCCCCCATAAGCCCCAGCCCGGCCCTTCGTGCCCGAGGCCGTGTAATTACCTCCGGTGAAGGTCTCACCACAGCGGAAGAGAAACCGCTTATTCGACCAACTGCCGTTCACAGCGACGAAGGTTCCAATCGTGGTATGCGTCGCACTCGCGGGGCAGCCGGTGAAATTACCCGAGGTCGAAATGCAGGTGGTCGCGGCGCCAGGGAAGCCATTCGATCCCGAAGGATCAAAGACCGTGATCCCCATGCCGCACTTGACCTGAACGCCCGCATTGTCCGTGGAGGTGATCGTCGCGGTGTACTTGGTGTCGCGCCCTTCGGTGACGTAGAGGTGCGCGGTCATGTTGCCGATCCCAAATCGGCGAAGATTGTGACCAGGATTCGAGCCGTAGCGCCAGGTTGAATTCCCAGACCCCAGCGTATCGCCAAAGTCCCAGGTCGAACTCACATCCTGAAAGGCGGTGGCGTTAGCGAGCTTATTGCTAGTCGCCACCCCGGAGTTGTCGAAAAATACCAGCAAGGGCGAAATACCTGAGACCCGCGGACTCGTCGGCATTGTGGTCAGCACGCCATTGGTCTGCGGACACGGGTTATTGACCGCGTGTGCGGCCGTGGCGAAGAACAAAAACCAAAATAGATGTTTCATATGCTGAGGGTGATCGTCCCCGTATTCAGGGTGACCGTATCCGTCGCCTGAATGACGAGCCCTCCAATGGCAGTAGGGCTTGGCCAACTGAAGATCGTGCGAGTGTTCGATTGATTGATGAAGGAGGCGGTAATGACGGGCGATACGACCGACCAGGACATGAGATTCGCGCTATTGGTCACGGAGATTCCGAGTTCATACGGAACGCCGACAGCCGCTTGCGGAGCGGATTGAGGAAATCCGTCCTGCTGAAGCGTAAGCGTGCCACCCGCCGAGGTCGGAATGAAAAAAATAGCCGTCGCAAAGAGGGGCGGGAAGGAGGAATCCTGCACCTGCACGACGAGGGTATCCATTTAAGGCGCCCACGCGCTGAAGTAACGCACATTCGCCACGAAGGGAATATTCGCCCCTCGCGATTGCATCGTGATCAGCGGGAAGTAATGCAACGTGTCACGAAAGGTATTGGAAGAATTCACATTCGCGGTCGAGACCGTGCCCTGCTGTACCCCGTCGAGCCACCAGGTGAAGGTCTGCCCGATGGGGTCATACGCCCCGCCAAAGATATGCTCCACCGTGTAATCGAGCGGTGCCGTTTGCACATTCGAGGCCGCGATTAAACTGTTGAAACTGATGGTGGCCGTAGCGGTATTACCCGTATTGACCACGGCAGAAATGGTGTAGGGACCGGCCGATCCCTGCACCAAATTGATGGGGAAGTGCGACTCGCCCGTAGACAACTTAATCGTCCAGCCATGTCCGGGGCTCGATGTCTCCCCGGGCCAGGGGGCGGCCAAAGTGACGCTGGTTGCGCCTTGGAGGGGCGGAGCCGTTAAAGCAAAGGGAGCATTGAAAGTCCCCGACCATTGATGATAGGCGCCTCGGGACGCACCGCCTAAGTCCGTGCCGTGCCCGTTCTCGTTAATATCAAATTCGTGCCACTGGGAGTAATTGGGGGGAAACGCGGGGTTGGAATCAAGGTGAGTCGTGTTGTGCTCTTGGGGCTCTAGATAATACGAGAACCAATTGTCCGTGGCATTGTTGCCGGGCACGGTCGCCGCGATCTCGGTGTAAAAGCCTTGGCTTCCCAAAAGGTAAGGCAGGCTCCCTAAGTTCCCCACGAGCGACACGCTGTTGATATTTCTTTGAGTGCAAAGACCCGAGCCATTGTTAGCGCCAGTGTTCCAACTGACTTGCAGCTGCCCATTGGCTGCCGTCGAATAAGTGGCCGCATTGGGATTGGCGGGGCCTAAGATCGTACAGCCGTTATAGATGCGTGCATCCGTGGTGCTGGTGAAGTTGAGCTCAGCCAAAGACGGAATGACGGTGTAGACGTTGGTCTTATAGCCTAAGAGCGCAGCACCCGGAGGGATGGCGGGAGTGCCGATCACATTCCAGCGGATGCCATCGCTCACGAGCGTACAGGCCAAGTCCGTCACATAGACCGAACAACCGGCATAGGTCGCGGCCGGGAAATTGGCGAGTACCTGGGCACTCGTGAAATTCGAGCCCAAGAAAGTCAATTGCGCAATACTCTGCGCGGTCGCCTGTTTATTGACTCCGCCTTGCAGAATCTCGATGAGGTCGGCCAGGGCAGGAGTGCCGGCCGGCAGGTCCGAAATATTCTTATTGGCCATTAGTTAGTCACCCGCACATCCCCGGTATTGGTGATGCGCAAATCTCCGGTGTCGATATCCCGACCTGAACCGGCGGTCGCTGTTCCGTTGATGACGCCGCCCGAGGTAATCAGCCAAGGCCCGGAGGTACTCAACATAGTGAAGGTATAAGGCGGAATGCCGCCCGAGGCTTGGCCTGCGATATTCTGTGAATAAGGGGTTCCAATGAACGCCGTCGGCAACGTCTCGCCAATGAATGTCAGTGTCGGTAGTACGACCAGATTCTTGAGAAAGATAATGGGCATAGATCATTAATAAGGAATGCTATTGATCGCATTAATGATGCCGTTCGCCGATTGCTGCGCGAAGTAAAAGACCCCCGCCTGCACCGGATGTGTGGTATCGGCACCGATGTAGATATCGGAATTACCGCTGGTATTGGTGGCCGCAGTCGTGCCGGTCCCCGAGCACCAGGCTTTCGCCGCCGTTGTATAGCATTGCGGAATGAAAAGAATATTGGGGTCTGCCAATTGCGCGACCGCTTGCGAGGCGGCGAGCTCCATATTGAAAATGGCCGCAGTCGGGCCTTTGGCGCCCGCCTCCGCGCCAATCACCAAGATCAATGCACCGGGGAGCGCTAACCGATAAGCCTGCAAGGTGGCCACGATTGCAGCCTGCTCTTGGGCCACGGTAATGCCCGCCACCGCTGAATCGTTGATGCCGCCTCCGGCGAAGATCAAAAGTTCGGGGTTATAGGCCACAATGGGCGTCATCCGTGAGGTCGCACCAAAAGCAAAACCGGAACCCGAAGCGTTCGCGATCCACCCCGTACCGGAACCTTGGTTGTCCTGCCAGTAGTCAAGCATGTTCAAGTATTTGCACATCAATCCGCCCCAACTCAAAGATGGGGTCACGGGATGCTGCGTTGATCCTGAGATGAAACTTGAGCCGGTGACGACCATACGCACGGAATTCGAGAGGTACGGTGCCCAGACCTTCGATGTCTTATCGATCGATAGCACCCCAACGAAGGCGGACCCCGAGGTGATTTCAACGGTAATCAGGCGCACCGCTTTGGTGGGGAATACGAGCTGTGAATAGTTGATCGACTGTCCGTTAGTCGCGAGCGACCCGTACGCCAAGGTCAAGGGGACCCCGTTCACATAGATCGAGAACACGGTATTGCCGGTGCCCGTGGTCTCAATCTGGAAACTTTGGGCGTCCGTCATGAATGACACTGCAAAGGCGATAGAGGATGTCAGTGAAGATGTCCATGAACTATTGATGCCGGTCGCCGTGACCGGGCCACCCGTCACGAGAAAATTGGTGTCATCGAGTACGTTGACCGTGCCGTCATTGCGGACGTTGGCCGTGTTGGTCCAGTAGGTACCGGTGTACTTGGACGCTGCCACCACATTGGTATACGTCGGAGCATTGGCATTCGTGGTAAACGTCGGCCCCATGTAGTACCAAGAGACCGTGCCATCGACTAGAGCCCCCGTGGTGGTCGCGGTAGGCTTGGTGGCTACACCCGTGGTGCCCGCCACAATGCACGTATAGTTATTCCCACCGTTTGAAAAGGATTGCCCCTTGGTGATCGCTTGGGTATCCCCGGGATGGGCGGAGGGTTGAATCAGCGGCTGCGCAGTCGCAGGATTCGTGGTGAGCGCCTGCGCAATGGCGGCTCGAAGTTTGGCCACTACTTTGCGATTGCCCGTGCCTTGCGTCCAGAAAAGACCATTCCACGTACACCACCCTTGATCGGTAGTTTGCAGAACGGTGCCCGCAGGAATATTGAGCGTGGGAAGCGTCGCAAAGGTAAAAGGACCGATGCCACTATTGGGCGATGCCGTCATTCCGGCTTGCAAGGTCGGCGCAACCGCACTGCTAGGCCCTAACGTCTGCCCCGTTGTGATAGCGGGCCCGGTCATGGCTAGAAGGGGATCTCAGCCCACATCAAACCAATTTGAAAAACCGCCGTAGACGCAACTGCCACTGCGGCCACCGATGCCCAAGACCCGGGTGGCACCACAATGCTTCCGCCCAAATCCACCCACGCCATATCGATGTTGTCCAAGGTCACAGCCCCTGTGCCGATCGCAGTGGTCGGCTGAATCCAGTTGCCGGCATTCGCGACCGTGCCGATACGATAGGTGTTGCACAAAGGCAGCGAGCCGCCCATGTAGGTGCACGCCACGCCATCGATGGCAGTCGTTGAGGTCGGCGCACTGGTCTGTCCGGAATTGCCCGTGATGCCTAAACTCGTGGCCGCGGTCGAGGCGGTCGTGATGCCGCAACCCATGGCAAGCAACACCGCGAGCACGCGCTTAGGACTCGAGGTGCCCGCGCTGTTGTTCCACAGCAGTGGGCCACCGGTGCCCGCCGCAGTCGAATAGGCGACTGGCGCGGTGACGAGGGCAAGAGCAGAGAAAACCTGCCCGCGTCGAGCTAGATCGAAATAGCTCGAGCCCCCGACGCCATAAGACATGTTTGCCATCAGGTGATCTGCGTCAAAAGTGCCGCGGTACTGGTCGCATTCAAGTTATTGGTGCGCGTGACACCGACCGAATAGACCTCAGAGGCAGTCGGGGTAATGGTCGCTGCTGTCGCATTCACAAAGGCAATCGCCAACGTATTGGCGGCCGATACTCGCGCATTGCCCAAAGCCAAGCCGCCCTGCACCGTGGGCTTGGATACATCGACGAAATCGCCGACCTTCAAGCCCGCGACGGTGAATGTCTGCTCTGCGACCGTATTGGGCGCCACGCTGATCGGCGATAACGTGACTCCCAAGAGCCAGTTGCCATCAATATTGCCTTGCGGGGTGTTACTTGGATTGGGCATGTCGGTTCCTTTACGCGCTCTTCTTCAAGAGCCCGGTGTCAACACAGTGATCGTAGAAATTGCCCTTCCAGGCCTTCGAGCCGCGATGCGAGAACGTCACATCGGGATCAATCCACAGCTTCTGGCCCATCCCGACCCAGCGGCGGCAGAAGAAAATGTCCTCACCCATAAATCCGCCATCGATGATGCCGGACTGAAAATACGGCGTTTCTTTGTTCTCTCGATCGGCCGTCTTCAACTCTGGGTAATGCGCATCCAGCTTTTCAAACGCGGCACGCTTGATGCGCATGAAGCCGGTGCCGGCTTCTTCGGCTTCAAAAAGATGATTCTTGCGATGCATTCGCCCCGTCATCGCATTGGAGTGGAATGTGGGCTCGTCGCACTTCTTGGGCGGCAAACCACAGACCACATCCTGCTCATACGCGAGAAAGCGCGGAATCACCTTCTCATCCCAACCCTGATCGGAGTCGATAAAGAACAAATCAGTGAAGTTCTCGGGCGAATGCAAGAAATAATCCACCAGCTTGTTGCGCTTAACCGTCAGGAACATGTGTCCCGCCTCGATCTGAAATCCGCACGCAATGCGGTGCCGAAAACATTCGGCCTGGGTCGAGAGCATCGAGGCGTGATAGTCAGCCGATAAGTCGAACCCTATGATCGGCGTGGCAAAGAGGACGCAAGTATCCATTACCAGTCGAGCTGATTGCCCGTCGCCTGTTGCGACCAGTTCGGCTGAACGCGCAACACCCTCACTTTGTAAACCTCAGCGGCGGTCGGCGTGATCGTGGCCGCACTCTGATTCGAGTAGGTCAATGCCAGAGTATCAGCGGCACTCACGCGAGCGCCTACGATGCCGAGACTGGCTTGAGCGGCCGGTTTGTTGACGTACACGAAGTCAGTCGTGAGCAAGCCAATGCCCGTAGCGGCGAAGGTCTGCTCGGTCGCAGTCGTCACACCCACCCCGACCGGGGTCAGGGTGAGATTGAAGTAACCGATCTTCCAGATATTGCCCGTGGGCAGCTGCACCGTATCCGGGAGAGTGTCGGACTGCGGGCCGGGATTGGAACCGGTGACGTTAGTAACAGCAGGAAATGCCATGTGTGCTCCTTAACCCGCGACCCGGTAGGCCATTTGACGGTACAAACTCGCGAACCCGTAGGCGACATCGAGTCGCGTGGGTTCCGCGTCATTGTTGATGGTGTATTGCGTGGCGACCCGGATCGACATACCCAAGTCATCGTCATACGCGCGTGAGGCTTCAACCGCGGTTCGCGGCAACGGCAGATCGACCATCGCCATCGCAAAGGCATCGCGATGGAAGGCCAAGTGCTGCGTCGAAGCGGTGGCCACACCGACACCGGACTGGCCATTGATGGTCACGGTGTAAGGCGAGACCGGAGCCGCAGAGGCGTTCTGGAATTGACCACCCGAGATCAAGCACTCGGCGACGGTGACGGTCAGCAACCCTGAGCCGTTCGAGGTGTAGACACCGGTCGTTGCGTTGAAGGTGCCGTGCGAGAGCGTTGCTGTCGCGAACTGCGGGCCGCCCGTGGTCGCAACACCGGACATCTGCGCGTAGCCACCCGGGGGCAGTACGACGAACTGTTTCAGCGTGGTGCCGTATTGGCCACGGTTCTGCGGGTTGACCGGATAGACGCCCTTGATCTGTAGCGTGTCTCCGACGATGCATGAGGCCGTGGTATTCGAGAGGCCCGAGATCTCAAACGTACCCGACTGCGCCCAGCCTGATGTCAGAAGCGCGGTACCACCTGTCGGTGCTGTTGCGCCGGCCAACACCGGAGTACCTGAAAGGACACCAGTGGTATAAGCCGCGATGTTCGGATCTTCAAACCAGTCAAAGCCCGCCGTTTTCTTCGCGATCATGCCGGTCTCGAAGATGTCGGCGACTCGCGCTTGGGGATTAAAAAGGCCCTTGAACGAATCCGACATGTAGGCCTGAGCTATGGGGTGTAGCACGACACTCGGTATCTCGCCTTTCGGCATGCCTTCGGAGACGAGCACTGCGCGGGCCAAAGCGAATGCGAGATATGATTGCGGCGGTACGCCCAAGGTGCCGCCGAAGTTTGCGGTGTTCTGATAGCCGAAATACGCGCCATCGGAATCGATGCGATTGCCGACCGCGATACACGCGGGATGGATGAAGCGATCTTCAAACTCATCAATGTCCAACAGCATGTTGATGGTGTTGAACTGAATGTCCACGTGGAACTGATACAAGATCGACACCGGAACATAGTTCTCGGTGGACGGTTCCACGTTGAGGGCTGGCCCGAAGGTCCCGAGATACCTCGGCGGCAAGCGCACGTTACACGTTGCGCCGATTTTGCGGCCTTTCTGGCCAAATTCCTTGTCGTACTGCCGATTGAATTTATCGGTCAACGTACACAGGTTCGCAAGGACGGGGAGCGCACGATTCGTGATCATGCTGATCGTCAAGAGTTGATTCGCGATGGCCGCTACACCTTACAGCGCCTCAACAGGCGCACAGAAACTTGGAGTTTCCGCGGTCTAGTGTCGCTTTCGGGCCGTGAGCGTAACGCCGTGCTTTTTTTGCCAGGTCTTCAAAGCTTCGCGCGAGTTCATATCGCTTTCGGGCTTTTCGACTTGAGCAGCACTGCCTGCATTCAACGGCCGAATGATCGGCGCTTGGACGCGGGGTTTACTCGGGGCTGATCCCGTTTCGGTGCTCGGCTGTGCGCCGTTATCGTGACTCGGCTCTGCGCCGTTTGCTGCTTTCGCTTGGGATGCGAATGGCTGGAGTGTACTCTCAATCTTTCCAACTTCAACTAGTGCTTTTGGATAACCGATTGTCGCTAATCGCGTGAGAACTTCAGGGTGCTTGGCGAAGTGATAGGTGAGCTCGCCGATCATCTCGGACTCTTGGAGATAATTCATAATGAAGTTGGGAACCACCACCTCATCGGGCACGCTACCCACCACTTCCTCGAAATCAGGCATCAATGCCTTGGCGTGATCGATGCGCGCGGTCGCCTTGTCGATGGTGTCGCGCTGGCGCTCCTCTTGCGCACGCTGTGCATCCTCCGCGGCCTTGGCTTTCAGCCGTTGGTCCACTCGAAAATCGACCTTGGCATCCTCGAACGCCTCATCAGTGGGGAAATCTTCCCGTTTCGGAGGTTTTGCTTCCTCTACGGGCGCGGGTTTGAGTTGTGCCCGCAGCTGCGCCAACTCGCGCTCAACCGCTTCAGCCCGCTGCTCGGCTAATTGCGCTTGATTGTACTGGGATAGCGCTAATTCCTCAGCCTCCTTCTGCATGCGATGCTTTTTGCCGATGGTGGCCTGCATGGCCTTGGTGAATTCGCGCTTCTGCCGCGGCGTGAGCCCATCCTCACCCTCGGTATCATCTAGCTCGTCGGCGGCTTTCTTGGCTTCCACCGCCGGATCGGGATTCTCGACCTTGGGCTCAGCCTTAGGTTCAGGCTCCTTGCCCTCCTTCTTGGCCTCTCGCGCTGCATTATCCGCTGCGACATCGGCCGGCACGGGGAATACGCCGCCGTTCAAGGCTGCCGCCACCTGATCTGTACTGTTCTCGACCACCACCGCCATAAAAACTCCTAAAGTGTGACATCCCTCACAGGGGAAGCGATGCTCAAGCGCTTCACGATCATTGCTGCTTCCATTTCATTGCCCGCCTGCAGATGCAATCGGCGCGCGACATCCAAACGCTGGCAGATGAAGCTTTGAATCATGTCCTGGATTTGATGGCGCACCGCATAGGGCAAGCCATCGCCGAATAACCCTTGCGCGAGTACTTCTAAGCCCGCGCGATATTCATCGAAATGCGTCAAGCACTGCTCATTGCCTAACTGCGTACGCATGCCCACCGGATGCACCAAGAGGTTGCGGTAAAAGGGCGTAGGGCTGAAATGCATCGCCCCAGCTGCCAAGATGTCGGGTATGTCAGCGAACGCCCAATACGCCCTCGTACGCGGTTTTAAAGGCACCGGCGTGCGATAGATGATGTGCTCAGGCCAGACATGATGCTCGATGAGGAAATTGAAGATATCGACGCCCTTGGTGAAGGTCACAGCCTCGGGAATCTTGAACGCATTCCAGTACGTCTTTTGGTTCACCTCATCCCAGATCTCGCAGGGCGCACAGTACGCGGCGATCTCGGGATGCGCGTCCATGTAGGCAATGGCGGTCGCGACTTGATCGGGCAGCAGGTAGTCATCATCGGCGCAATAGACGGCGTAATCGCCCGTGGCGGCCTGGAATGCGGAGAGCATGTTGGCGAAAGGGCCAATATTGATCTCTTGCTCAACCAGCCTGATGCGTTCCCATTGCAGGCTATATTTCAGGATGAAATTGGTACTGTCCTCTTCATCACCTGCAGCATTGTCACTAACGATAAGTTCGGCCTGAGGAAACTCGTTCTCAAGCTTCGTAAGCGTCCAATCGAGGTATTGGTAACGCTTATAGGTCGGGATGCAGATGCTGAGCATAGGCCTCCCGCTCGTGGATATTGAGTTCGCGCGATGGATGGCCGGCGATGATGCGCTCAGGCACCAACACGGGCCCTTTCTCGTACACCATCACCGAGGGGTAGTAACTGATGCTGGTGCAATTCCCCTGTTTGTGAAGAGGCTCCGGATACCCTTCGTGGCAGTCCTCGATGAGGTACACGCCGCCGTCCCTCACGTGCGGCCACAGAGCATATAAACTCGCGTGCTGATCCGCAATGAGATGCGATCCGTCGTCAATCACGATGTCGAGCAGCGACAAATGCGGCGGGCGCTTCTGATCGCCGATGAAGATGGTGATTTGCGACTCTTCGTACTGCGCGGCCTGGATATCGATATCGAGCCCAAATATCTGCGCTTTATGGCCGAAATAGGCCTTCCACAGCTGCAATGAGCCGCCATGCCCGACGCCAATCTCGAGCACTCGACAGGCAGTGCCCACGAATTTGGCGAAGTAGCGCTCATAGATCGGCAGGTAGTGCTGCCATTTATCCACTAAGCGACCATCGTGCGCATCAAAGCACTCCTGCACCGTTCTATGCATCGCTCTTCTCGGCTTTGGCGCCCTCTTCGATCATTCGATCGGCCTCTTCCTTGTGGTACTTGGCCTCGGTGTGCGTATTGAGCAAGGATGCCGATGCCTTGATCTCCTCGACTCCAAACGCGCGATGGGTCGCCATGGCCTCTTTCTGCAACTCGGTCTGCGTCCATTTCTCCGTATCCATGCGCTTGGTTTTGTTCGACTCCTCGACATCGTGCGCTTTGACCGTGGCCGCGATATGCGCTTTGGTGATGCCCTGCTTCAAGTCCGTCTGTGCCTGCTGTAGCGCTTGCTTCAACTGCTGGTTCTCATTCGACAGCGCTTGGACCAGCGAGCGGGCACGATTGGATAGGCCCTCCATGATCTTCTTGAGGCCTTCCGGATTCTGCGCGGTCAGCCGGTCGGCCAGCTCCTGCATATACGGATGATCGATCGAGCGGAACACGAGATCAGCGCCGGTCTTCGCGATGAGCTCGGCCAAGGCCTCGACCTGGAGCAGCGCCAGAAGCGTCTCTGAGCCTTCCTCGCGCTTGGTCTCATACCCAGGGCCGGTCTCCATCACTACGTCATACTTGCCCACGGTGAGATCATTTTTGACCGACTTGACGCCACCCTCCTCAATGGGCTCGTTGATCTTGACGAGTTCGGGTGTGCCATCCTCACCAATGATCCGCTGCATGCGTTGGGTGGAAAAGTAATGCGGGAACCAGGAGAGCATCACGCGCCAGCACTGCGCGATCGCAAGGGTGAGATTGTCGTAATACTGGAAGTGCGATTGATCAGAGTAGCCCTGGCGCTTCTGAATCGCCTTACCCGAAACCACCGTGCCCTGCGTATCGGCGCCAGGCTCACTCGGCATACCGGCAACAGCCATGAGATTGGTGCGCATGCCCTGCACGAATTCGGCAAAGCCTGACTCGATCTGCGCCGGCGGCTGTCGCTGCGGCGGTGGCAAGAGTGCCTCGCCATTGGCTGTCATTACAGTGACAGGCTTGTACGTCAAAACTGGGATCGGTGCAGTATTGGCCTGCGTCCATTCGGGATGGCCGTCTAACTGCCCTTCGGCTGCCACCCATGGGGCTTTGGGAGCCAAGCCCAATCGCTTGATCTTGGCCACTTCGCCATAGTTCACCATGCGTTGCGAGTCCATCATGGATTCGACCATGCCGCGGCGGATCACCTCCCCATCGATGTCCGCCACATTGCCCTGCACCCGGAATACCGGTATCCATTCGCCGGGCAGGATCTCGCGCTCAATGACCTTCAAACCGTTCAAGTGAAACCATTCCACCTGTCGGCGGGAGGATTCACGCTCATCGGCAATCACATCGCCGAGCGGCAAGGGGTTGGGCAATTCAGACTTAAAGCGCGTGTACTCCTCGCCATCCTTGCGCCGGATGAGGTAGAGCTTCTCCGACTTCTCGCGAATGCGGAAGTACTCTGCGAGCCGGATCTCCTCCTCATCCTCCCAATCCATCGTGTCTTCATCGCGGCCGATATCATTCCAGGAAATCTTCTCGGCACTCGGATACAGACGCTCATACTCGATGCGCTTCATCTTGGTCGAGATCAGGCACCACATCGCATCCTGACCCGCAGGCATCATCGCCGAGGGGTCCATGTACACCGTGAAGATGTTACGGATCGGTAATATCCGAAGATCCTGATCAAAGCTGTCAGGCGCCACGAACTCCGGGATCAGCCGAAAGTAGCCCCACCCGGCCGTGGTCGCATTGTCCGCCGCGGTGTCATAGGCAATCGAGGCTTCGGAGCGCGTCTCCACATGCCGCCCTAAGCCATTGACCACATCAGCCGTCTCGACATTGGCACCATCCGCCACAGGGTGCGCTTTGCCTCGCGGCCGCTGCTGCTTGATGTTATTGACCACGCGGCGCACGAGGGCATCGGTTAAGTTGATGGTGAGTTCCGGCTCATCCTGGCTGAATGAGGTCGATGGTTGATCATCCCACTGATCACCCTCGCGAAAGCGCATAGCTGCTTTGGCTTCGATGCGATTGGCAGATTCGGCATCAGCACAGACCTTCAAGCGGTCGCGCGCTTCCTCGAAGATATCTTTAGCCGAGATCGCATCGAAGTCCGGATCTCTCATCGATGCATCCAGGAGTTGGGGCCCGAGCGCTGAATGACTTGCACCGGCGCTTTCTCCTGCTTGTCCACGTTACTGGCGAGTAACTCGGGGAATAGATCCGACAATGCCCAGATCATGGCGTCCGCCCGATTCGGGCTGTGATCGCCCGTAAAACCATACGTGGTGAAGCCTGAGAGTTCATCCTCCAAGTCCCGGTGATAGCCCACGATGCGGCACTTGCCCGTCTCAAAAAGCGCGCTAATCGGTTCTGCGCGCACGACCTTGCCGCGACTGGCAGTCAGTGATCGAAACGGGATGCGTGTCTTTTGCTCCATGGCGGCCGTGCGGATCACATGCCCCACCATTGCACCGCCGAAGTTCACCTCACCCACGATGCGATCGGCTTTCTCGCGCATGTACGCTTGGACCGCCACTCGGCCCCACGTCGCAGGACCGGCTTTCAGCGTCAGGTCTTGGAGGACATACCCATTCCCGTCGATTCCAAGGCCACAGACGCTGATACCGATCTCATCATTGTCGATATTCTCCTCGTCGTCCGCCCCTGATGGGTCCACAGCAACAACCAGCCGCAGCATGTCGGGCAAATCACCGTCGACATGACGCCAGCGCTCAAGGTTCTCGTCGATAAAGAGCGCATTCGGCGTCTGATCTCGGAATTCGCCCTCCAGGAATCGTTTCCGCAGACGCAGTGGGAGGCTTTCGAGCGTCTTGATGTAGTCGGGTGACAAGTTTTCTTTGTTGTCATACGGGTTCAACTGCATGAAGCCATAGTTATCGGGGTCAGTGAGATAGGTCTTCGTCTCCGGGTCATGCTTGGTCTTGAATAGCTTGTAGGTCCAGTGCCCCTTATCCGGGGGGTTCTCGTCGTAGTACATTTTCAAGGGCAACGGCTTCTTGGTGACTGTATCGGTGACGAGCTGCGCTAAGCGAGTGACCGCCATATTTCGGCTGTTGTACGGGATCTGGCTGCACTCATTCAGCATGATGGTGGCGTACTCAGAGCCCAAGATT